AGGACGGCTCACGGGGACGGCCGGGACGGGTGGCGGGGGCGGGATCAGCGTGCTTTTCACCGGGCGGGGACGCCAGGGCAGGCGACGGGACCGGGTCCAGGCAGCGGGAGCGGGCGGCGTGATTCCCGGGGTGTTGGTCGGGGCGACCGGTGTCCACCTGCGGCCGGGCCGGAACCGCCAGACCAGCCGGGGTGGCCGGGTGAACTCTGGCGGGGTCGGCGGGGGCGGCACGACAACCTGGGCCGGAACAACCGCAGCCGGGGAAGCACGGCGGGCGGCCCGGGAGCGCCGGACGGCAGGAACAGGAAGGACCGGGGACTGCCGGGCAACCGGAACCTGGCCACCGGTAGCTCTCCGTAGCGGGAGCACCCGCCATTTACGAGCCGGAGGCAGGGGAGGCGTGGCGGGGATGGGCATCGCCGGAGGCGAGCCGGGCTGGTTTGCCCGGGGGCGCGAGAACGGCCGGAGACGGCGACGGGGAGCCTGCGGCGGGACCGGGCCGGGCTGTGCGGCCGGGGGGACCCCGGACAGCGAAAACCGGCGCGGACGCGGCGACGGTCTGCGAACTGTAGGCTGGACCGGTGGTGACGGTGGCGGAGGGACCACCACTACCTGGGGAGGGACCCAGGTCAGGAAGAACCTACGGACGCGCTGGAGCGGCCTGCGGACAACAGGCTGGGTCGGCGGGGTAGCCAGAGCCGGTGCCGCTGGAGGCTGGCCACTGAAATTGAACCTGGGACGGAGCCAGGCCCGGACAGGCCGCCGGGGGAAGCGTGGTGGGGCCGGGCTTGCCGCAGGTGCGGGGACCGGAGCGGTGATCCGGCGCAGACGGGGCCGGAAACGCCTGGCGGCCGGGGACGACGGCGGGGGAGTCGGCGGTAGCGGAGTGGAAGGCGGAGACCCAACTGACCTGGACCGGCCCCGGATGGCCGGGCGGGCCAGGGTTTTCCGTACCGGAGGCGGAGGGACGGGGGACGGTGGCACCACGACCACTGCGGCCGGGAACACGGGCCGGGGGCGTGGCCGGACAACCGGCCGGGCCTTGCCCCTGGCAGCGGCCGGGGGCAGGGTAGCCGCTGGTCTCGGCACGAGGTACTGGGAACTCCGGCCCCGGGGTGCGGGACGGTGAAGCGGACGACGCCGGGTGGGAGGATTAGTTACGGCGGAACGGGGGACCTGGGCGATCCATACGCCCGCGTAGAAGTCGGAGGTTACGTCCTGCTTGACTACCTCGGTCCAGGTCAGGCCGCCACCTGAGACCGTCATGGTGGTGACTCCGGCACCGCCGTGGCTGGAAACTAGAGCTACCAGCAGTGAGCCGGGTGGCGGAGTAAAGCTAGCAGAAGCGATCGTTGTCGCGGTTAGCGTGGAGGCGACCGCTGGTCCTGAACCGTCTTCGGTAAGGGTTCCTGCGGTCTTGATCTCCGCGAGAACGATGGGGCCGGTCCGGGTGCCGGTAATGGTGTAGCCGAGGGTGGTGGCCCCGGGAGTGCCCGTCAATGACGTCGCCTTGAGCGTGACATACGTCATGAGGTTGGTGGCGTCACCAAGGGTGTCGATCAGGGTGGTGAGAGCGGCAGCAACGGGCGAGGTTGAAGCTCCGGCGTTACAGCCACAACCGTAAACCCTCGAGCCGGTCTGGGTGGTGGTAACGGAAGTGGTATGGGTGGTGGAACCGACGATGTTCGCGCCCCCGGTGCCGCCGTTCTGAACAGCGGCGGCCTGGGTCAGAACCATGACACGCAAGAGCATGCCGTTTGAGGTAACGCCGCCCTGTGTGGCGGTGACCGTGACTGCCATGCTGTCACCGCCTCACGGTGTGAGTGAGGTCAGACGACACCTGTCAGCAGCTTGGCGTTGAAGAAGAAATCGTTCGGGCCAGTGGGGAGCGCCCCGCCGTGGGCGATGTTGTACAGACTGATGCCCGAACCGCCGAGATCGGTGGCTGCGGCGATCAGTGTCGCGGCATCGGCGGCCGAATACCCGACGACGGTCTGCAGATTGTTCGAGCCCCACTGGGACGAGGTCAGCAGAGTGAAGAACTGGTTCCAGCGGGCGAGATCGTCGCGCAACGACGTTGCAAGCTGACCGGCCCGGGAGTCGAAATCGGCCTTCGTGGCTGGGAAACCGACCATGTCATTCCTCGATGACGAAGGTGACCGCGAACAGGTGCGAGGCCGGGAGGGCGTTGCCGAGGTTGACCAGCGCGATGCCGTTTGCGGTGCCCTGGTCGCAGACGAACCAGTCGTCCGGGAACTCGAACGGAACGTCCTCGTAGCCCTGGGTGTTGAAAGTCAGGCGGTGCATCGGGTTGGCGTTGATCGTCGGGCCAGTGGTGCCCGCCGTCGCTGCCGTGGTGATGTCGATGCCGGTCGCCTGGGCCGCCACGCCTCGCCCGTCTTCGGACTGGAAGGTCGTGGTGGAGAACCCGGTCCCGACCACCCGGACGGTCTGGCGGAAGATGCCGATCGTGTGCTGGTCCGAAGTGACCGAACCGGCCGGGCCACGGACGCCGATCAGCAGGCGGCGCAGCTTGTAGTTGGCCGACGCGCCCGGGATCGCGGCTGCGAAGTATCCGTTGAAAGTGGTGGTGACCGGAGCCCCTGCGGGCTGGGCGGCCTGGGACTCGACTGATGCGACCTGGCGGCTCATGCCGTCGCCACCTTCCTGTCCGCAAGCGCGGCCTGCAGGCGCATGTGCGCGTCGTGTGGGTGCTCGTGCCGGATGAAGTTGCCCGCGTCGTGCAGGGCGAGCAACCGGGCCTCGTAGTCCGCTTCGCGAACGGCCTCGGCGGGAAGCTCCGCGATCAGCGAGCGCAGGCCCTTGATGTGCGCCTCGATCTGGGCCAGGCGGCCCTGGTGCGCGATGCGCGGGTAAGCAGCGCGGAGATCGTCGGGTATCGCGGCCAGCGAGTCGTCGATTTCCGTGTGGTCGATGTCCATCCTGTTCCTCCTAGAGCCGCTGGTCCCGGACCCAGTCGCGGGGGTACTGCCATCCGTCGTACGGGCAATAAAGCTCAGCGCCCGTCATCGCCTGCTTGGGGGGCGCACGGTGAAGTGGCTCACCGCAGTGCGGGCAGGCCATCGGCGGCCTCTCGGACCAGAATGCGAACTCCTGGTCGCGCTGGGCCATGATGTCCAGCAACTGCCACCAGCTTGCGGGGGTAGCCAGGACTAGCAAGATTGCTAGTCCCAGCAGCCTCCGCAAACCGACCTCCTAGGTCCCACCCGCCACGGCCCGGGGCCAGCGCACCCACGGGAAGGCGTAGTACGTTGTTGAACCGTGGCGGGCGTGACCGGCTCACCCCTGAGGCGCGGCGCGGAGCCGGGCCAGCAGGTCCTGCTTCGATCCTGTCGCGTCGAGCCCGCGCTCACGGGCCATCCGGGACAAGTGGTTGCGGCTGTACTCGTCCAGCCCGTCCATGTCGTCGGTGTCTTCCTCGTCGAGGGTTCCCTCCGACGTCTCGTCGTCGTCCGCGATCCCGTCGTTGTCGGCGTCAACCGCGCCGGTCTCGTCCGCGTCCGGGGGCGCTTCGGAGTCAGTTGCGGCGGGCTCGGCAGCTTCGGCAACCTCGGCGGGGGTCGCGTCCTCTTCGAACGCGAAGTGGTAGTCGCGGACCGACCCCCGGCCAGCCTGGAGGCACTCGGGGCATTCCTCCGTGCTGGCCGGGAACTGGGCCGTGCACTGGTTGCAAACCTTGAGCATGGCGAATTCCGCCTTACGACTGGGCGGAAGCCATCTTGGCCGGAGCCCGGCTGACTTCCATGTCGTGGAGGATGAAAACGACGCCGAGGTTCTGGGCTGCCGCCACCGACCCGATGTCGACTTCCAGGTAGGGGTCGGTACGGACGACCATGTCGCCAGCGGCGACGAAGATCGCGTACAGGCCCTGGTTCGTGGACTCACCCGTGAGGGTGACCACGTTGGAGGCGGTCTGGGTCACCTTGGACCAGGTCTCGGCTCCGGTGGGTGCCGTGGCCGCCTTCTTGTAGAAGTGGTCGATCAGCGGCGCGGTGTTGGTCAGCACGCCACCGGAGGCAGCGGTGGCCTGGCCGAAGGTGAGCACCGGGTCCTGGGCGGCGGTCCCGGCTCCCTTGAAGACCAGGATCGTGACACCGGACGAGTTCTTGAGACTCACCCGCTTGCCGGTAACGTTCGCGCCACCACCGAGGTTCGTGATGGGCGATCCGATCGACAGGTCGAACAGCCTGCCGAGTCCTTCCATCATGTGCGTTCAACTCCCTGTATCCGGGTTGTGATGGCTGGGTTGCCAGGACCGCGCTGTCCGGCTCCCCGGGGGACTACTGCAGGACGACGACCGGCGAGAGCAGGTCGGTGCCGTTCTTGGCAGTGATGGGGGACTGGGTCCAGGTCCGGCCGTCCACGCGCTCGATGACGCGGATCGCGGTCAGGTCGTTCTGGAACTTGTAGTGCTCGGACGAGGTCGCCTGCATGACCTGCCGGTCACCCAGGAGGTAGTACCCGGGGTCGAAGTAGGCCAGGTCCCCGGTCGCGCCGAGGGCCGGGTGCTTCTCCGTCACGTACAGCGGACGGCCCAGAAGCTGCCAGGTCGGCGCTCCGAACGCGGAAGGCGAGCCCCCCGTGCTGGTGAGCCACAGCGGCGGGGCCACGACCGGGATCGTCGCGTTGCCCGTCGAGAGCACCAACTGGAGAAGCTGCGCGATGACGCCTGGGGAGCAGACCCAGATCGCCCGGTTGTAGGAGGCCGGGAGCATCTTCGGGAACATCGCGGCGATGTCCGCGAACTGCACCTTGCTGGCCGTCGCCCGGGTGACCGAGATCGCGCACGGGCTGTTGAGGTAGCCCTGCGGCTCGCCCTGGCCCGACCCGTTGATGAACGCGTCGTCCTCACCGAAGGCCAGGGCCTCGGGGAACGCCTCGCTGATGAACTGCTGGAACGTCGCGATCGCGTCGGCCAGAAGCTCGTTCGGGACCTCCGTGTAGAGGGTGAGCTTCTTGGCTTCCAGGACCACGCGCAGGAACGACGGCTGCGAGGCACTGAGGCTCGCGGCTTCCTCGGTCCAGTTCCAGGTGACTCCACCGTACACGTTGCTCACGTGGCTGGTGTCGTCCACGCCCGGGTAGGGAACCCGCAGCGTCTCCATCGGGATGATCCGTGCGCGGCTGCGGACGATCGCGGTCTCCAGGGCCACCCGGAGCAGGTCCGAACGCAGGACCTCGGGAACCAGGAAACCGCCGTCGGCCGGTACGCGCTCGGACATCGCGTTGCGGATGGTCTGGCGTGCCTTGATGACGCCCGGGTCATCCTTGTAGGTGTTGTGCCAGATCGTCCGGAAGAACGCGGAGATATCCGAGCCCCAGCCCGGCTCCTTGTCCAGCGAAGCTCCCGGTGCCCGCTTGTTGTACAGCCCGAACCTGGGCGTCTTCTGCCCGTTCAGGATGCCAGCGGGGGTCATGTCGAGCGGGACGCCTGGGCCGTGACGCCTGGCGGCGTCCCCGTCCCGGTTGTCCTTGAGGAACTCCATGAGTACGGAGCCCATCTGCTCCTTGACCTGCGCCTGCAAGCCGGGGTCGTTCGCCCGCAGGCCATCGCTGTAGGAATTGATGAGCCTGTTCAGCCCATCCTTGCTCCGGTACTCCGTAGGCCAGGTCTTCGGGTCTGACAGGAGGAACTCCGTCAGTTCAGCCGAGTTGGCCGGGAGGACGCCACTACGCATCGAGTGCCTCCTGCAGATCACTCATCAAGATGCCGATTTCGGTCTCGTCGTCGGGTTCCCAGTCCGGGTTTATTGCCTTCATGTGCGCTTCCAGATGCGCCTTCGCCGCCGACCCGTTCGTGAGGCCGTTGGTGGAACTGAACCGGGCCAGCGCGTTCCTGACACCGGCCGCGTTGGGGGCCGCCCCCTGCTCCTTGTGGTGCGGGAGCGCCCACGAGCCCCGCTCGTCCGAGGGACCCTCGCGACGGCCCGCGCAGATCGCCGCGAACGCCTTGGCGGGGGCGGCTGCCTCCCCGGCCTTGACCATCGCCGCGTCCCCGTCCCAGGCGGACTCATCGACCGCCGCGTTCAGGATCAGCTGACGCAAAGAGTTGCTCTGGTCATCGCTGTCGCCGTCGTTCTCGTGATGGTCGTGGTCGGCGTCGTTGTTGTGGTCGTGGTCGTGAGCGTGATCGTCCGCGTTGCCGTGGCCGAACGCAGGGTGGCTGTGGTTGTGGTTCCCGTCGAAAGGCGGGTGGGACGAGGCACCAAGCGGCCGGTAGTGGTTGAAGATGCCCAGGTTCCAGCCGTTGGTCGGCCCTGCGGCTCCCTTGATCCCGTCCGCGAGACCGGAATCGACCGCTTCCTGGTCGCTGTACCAGGTCTCGGCCCGCATCCGCTCGCGCCAGTAGGACTGGTCGCGGCCGGTCCGCTCGGCGTAGATCGCCGCGATGTTGTCCGAGGTCTTGTCGAGAAGCTCGGCGGTCTCCCGCAGGTCCTTGGCGTTGCCGATCGCCATCGCGAACCCGTCGTGGATCATCATCTGGGCGTGCGGGGCGACGAACAGCATCTCCGGGGTCGCCGCCTGGGCGATGAAGCTCGCGGCGCTGGCCGCCAGGCCGTCGATGACGACCTCGACCAGGCCGGAGCGCTGCTTCAAGGTGTTGTAGATCGCGACACCGTCGAAGATGTCGCCGCCCGGGGAGTTGATGTGAAGCTCGATGTCGCCGTCGTTCTGGAGCAGGTCCTTGATGAAGTCGGCGGCGGAAACCCCCCAGAAGCCGATCTCGTCGTAGATGTGGACCAGGACCGGTGTCGCGGCCTCGGCCTGGTTCTTGATACTGTACCAGCCCGGCCGACCGCTGAGGTTGGCCAGACGGCGTGTTGACCGCAGGGGTCGCATGCCCTTGTTCACCTTGCACCCACCTCAACCGGGACTCGGCCGTTGGAAAGCACTGTCTTCAACCTCAACTGGATCAGTTCGTTGTACGCGTTCTGGGCTGCCGCCACGTCGTTCTCCGCTGGGACACCGTTGCCCGGTGGTGCGTCCGGGGAAACCCCCAGATTGAGCGGCCGGGTCCAGCGGGGCGGCAGGTCGCCATCCTTGATCAGGTCGGTCAGGTCCATATCCGGCAGGCCGACCACCTGCAGAACCGCGTGAGGCTCGTAGCCGCCCTGGATGAGTTCGAAGGCGGACTGGGCCTTGGCTAGCAGTTCCTTGGCGTCGGCCTCCCTGTTCCGGGGGACCGGGTCCTGGTAGTCGAACTCTACATCAGTTCCCAGGGACTTGTAAAGTGGTAGTAGCTGGTGGTTCAGCGTCAGCTTGATCCGGTCCAGCCGGGGAGTCTCGCCCCAGGCGGCAAAGATTTCCTCGGCGGTCTGGGCGTTGGCCCGGTTGACGTCATCGACGGTGCCAAGCATGTGCTTGTGCATCCGCCACGCCTCCCGCATCTTGTCGCGGGCCTGCTGCTGCAGATTGACGAAGTCCATGTCGCGCTGGTTGAACCCCAGCATCGAGAACGTGGCCTTGGTGTTCTCCAGGACCGCCACCCGGTGCGCCCGGCTGACCCCAAGATGCTGCTCGCGCCACTGGTCCGAGAACTCCTGGAACTGGGTGTCCGTCATCGATCCGTCCAGCGCCAGGACGCCCCCGGGAATGCCGCTGTTCAGGAAGAAGTTCCGGTTGTACTCCGCGCTGTACTGGGCCGCGTCGATGTCCGTCAGGATGGTCTGGACCGCCCCAACCGCCCCGTAGGGGTCGTTCGGGTTGGGTCGGCGCATGTAGACGACCTCGTCGCGGTTCAGCGGTACTTTCTGGCCGTCTGGAGCGGTATAGATCCATCCCGCGAGGAAGTCGCGGTTGCTCGGGACCGGTTCCATCCGGCTCGGGGTGATCGGCCATAGTCCGAGAGGCAGAGAAGATATCTCACCAGTGTCGATGACCCAGAAGGACTTGGCGGTGAGTTCGAAGTGGGTCTGGAACGTCTCTACGAACGTGAACCGGGGCATGAAATCGTTCGGATGGTTCCAGAGATCCAGCGCGGGGTGCTTGATCACTTCAACGCGCTGATCGGACCCAGCATCGGCCGTGGTGTACCGGACCCGGCCGTCTTGCTTGTTCTTGCGGTACATCCGCCATTCGACACCGGCCGTGGCCTCCGCGAACAGGCTTACGATGGCAAAGACGGTGCCGTTGGTGCCGTAAGCCCGCATGTAGGTATCGTCGGCGTTGTAACCGGGCATCCCAGGCAGGCCATAGAATCCCGACGCCTGGGGAACAGGTACTCCGCCCGCGTTCCGTGGCCCGAAAGATCGCCTGGCCTGGCGGAGGCCCGACCTCACTGCTCGTCCGCGATCAGGTGCTCAAGGTACATCAGAGAGACGCCAATGACCACCAGACCGGCGAGGGTATTGAACTTTATCGCTGCGGCGTCGAAGCAGCCACAGGCCGCGACCGTGAGAGGCATTGAAGCAAGATTGCGCAACGGTGCGCAACGGGGATGCTGCCATACCTTGGACGCGTAAGCCCGGGTGAGACGGCCCCGGAGCCAGGCACCAGCGACCCGCACCCGGCCCAGGGGGGTCAGGCGGGTGTCATGGGGGAGCGTGGCGACGGGCACGGAGCAATGTTATCACTCCGGCCGGGCACGGGGGAATCATGGTTGTGAACTATGCACTTGCAGCAGACGAGAGCGCAGACGATCGGCCGGACCTGGCACCAGCAGCGGCAATCCGGGCCGTAAGGCATCGCGGGCTCGGGCCGGTCCGGGTTCGGCATGGCGTTTCCTTTTGCCTGAGGGTGGGGGCGGCGCGGAGGGACCACGAACCTTCTGCTGTTAAACCCCAGGAGCGCCCAGCCCGCTCCCTGCCGGGTTGCGACCGGCTTCCGCACTCTTGTCAGGCCCGTTTCTGCCCCCACCCAGCTTATCGGCGGCCGGTTAGGGCCTGGCAGGCCGCATCGAGGTTGTCCCGGATCTTCTCGGCCTGGTCGGGACTAAGCTCGCCCGCCAGGAGCCGCCTGACGTCGCGACCGGCTCCCTCGGGATCGAAGACCAGGAGCAACTGGGCCATGCCGAGCCGCAGGGCGGCCTTCTCAACCTGCACGCGCGGGGGAGGCAGGCTCGACAGCGGTGGGGCACTCGCGGGTGCGTTGCGGGACGGGAGCAGGCCCCGGCCAACGAGCTTTTGTCCTAGGAACCTTGTCACCTTGTCACGTCTCCTTTACCTCGGACGCCACGTCTCTCCCGGTCAAGACGGCGCTGATCGCGCTCCCGGATCGCGGCGCGGAGGGCCGGAGAATAGTGGCGAGTAACATCGGGGCGATGGGTGACCCCAAAATAGAAGATACGGATAGGCCAGATGACGAAGAACCAGACGAAGGCGAGCAGGAGCATGAAACAGCAGAAGGCCACGAAGAGGCCGACGACGGTGTATTCAAGAAGGAGTTCCACCACGGCCTCCCTTCACGTTCTGCTGCCAGGTGCCGGAATCGAAGATGGCGGAAAGAGTGGAATCGATCTTCTCGCGGCGCTCGTGAGCGAGAGCGGCGCGGATAAGGCGGATGACCGAATTGGCGACCGCACCGATGTGGGAAGCGCCCCGGCCGCCGAGTTCGGAAAAGCGGGCGTTGCACATCTGCATGAAAGCGAAGGAGGGGTGCCAGGCGGTGTCCCACAAGTGCAACTGCTGGGCCTTTTCGACACCGCCTGCCAGGACCTGGGCGGCCATGGTCTGGACCAGGGGGTCCTGCATGAGCTTGTCCTCGACCGCACGGTAGTGAGGGCTGGCGATCACGGTCGCGGATGGGTTGTCGTCGTCGCGCATTTCCTTCTCCTTTGGCTGAGTGTGTGTCTTCTACACACTCAGCATAAGGGAGACCTGGGGGAGACCACGGCGATTGGCCCTGGCGTGCAGGTGGCCCATGCGGGCGTAGGTGCGATGGGAGATTTTGTCGTAGCCGAGGCCCTCAAGAGTCTGGTGAATGATGGAGGTAAGCTCGGCAACGAAGTTCTCGGGGGTCAGGCGATCGGGCTCGATGACGACGATAGCGTGGCCGGTGGAAGCGCCCTTGGGAGGGCCGTTGGGAGTAGACATGGCTGGGTGCCTTTCTGCCTCTCGTGTAGCGGTAAGTCCAGTAGAACACGGGTGTTGACAGGTTGTCAAGTACCCCCAAGGGTATCGAACTCTCCCGGGGTGGCATCGACCGAGTGTTTCAGCACAAAGTTGCCGATAGCGTCGGGATCGGGACAGATCAGGCGGGTTATCTCGCGGTCCCCTCTGCCGATGCTGTAGGAGACCATCTGGATCTGGTCGTCGTCCCAGAATACAACGGTGACGCTGCCGACCTCGGCGGACGAGTCCAATTCGGAATAAATGCGGCGGAGCGACTCTTCCAGCCAGCGCCACAAAGTGGGGTCAGCGGGCGGCACGACGGTTTTTTTGGAGGCGGTGGGAATCGTGGAGGGCCAGGACGCGGCGCAAGTCGCGTTCCTCGCGGGGACTGGCGCAGATGGTGAGGGGGTCCTGGCCGGAGTAGAGGCAGAGACGGGCGAAATGGGCGAGGCGGAGGCCAAAGATGGGCTTGAGGACGGCAAGAGAGATGGCGACCAGAGCGAAGAGGAAGCCGAGGTACTGGAGGGGGCCGGTGATGATGAAGAAGGCAAGGAGAGCGATGGCAAAAGTGAGCCACTGGTAGAAGCGGGCGACCTTGTAGGCGCGGTAGAAGATGTGGGCGAGCATGAGATCTGTCATAGACAACACGTAAGCACAGGCGTGACGTGGTGTCAATGGTGGCGTGACACGGTGACAATAAACGTAAAATGAATATCAAATGGGGGTGAACGCAGACCGCGACTTTGTAACTTGACTTGCAGGAGTTCGAACTCACACCGGCCGGGGGGTGGGGGGGTCCCGCCCGTGACCCGGGGGGGTGGTTACCCTGCGTTTGTTTTGTGTTGCTCCAGGTGACCTGGCCCCAGGCCCGGCCCCACCCCCGGACCCGGCCCACCCCCACCCTCACCGTGAGGATAGGCGACCGTGCTCACGGGTGAGGCCACGCTCACCGTGAGGTGGGTTGTGGCGAACCACCCCGGGGTGGTTCACTGGAAGTGAAGGTCCCCCCGTCCCGGGGGGTCCCGCCCGAAAGGAAGCTCGCCGTGAGCGCAACCAGCCCGACCTCCCCGTCCGCCAAGCCCGCCCGTGTGCGCAACACCAAGGGCCAGTGCCCGACCTGCAAGCACGGCGTCCCGCCGACCGGCCACAAGCCGACCGGCTGCTCGCTCTGCGCGAACACGCTGCCGACCCCCGGACCCTGCGCCGTCCTGCACGCGGACGACACCCGGACCAAGGCCACCGTCGCCAACAGCAACCCGGCCCCGGCTCCGGCCAAGGCCGCCAAGGCTGCCAAGGTCGCCACGCCCAAGGCCGCCCCTAAGCCCAAGGCCGCCCCTAAGCCCAAGGCCGCTCCCCTGCCCGCACCGCTCTGCGGCTGCGGCTGTGGCGTCGCGACCTCCGGGCCGAAGCGGCGCTTCCGCCAGGGCCACGACGCCCGGGTGCACGGGCCGAACCGCGCGATCCAGGCCGCCGACGCGACCGACCTGGCCGCTGCCCGCGACCTGCAGCGCACGAACGACCTGCCCCAGCTAGAGGCGCTGGCTCGCCAGGTCACCCTGGCCCTGGCCCTGGCCAAGGTGCAGGCGGTCTGACCCGGCCGGGTGGTCCCGGGCGCAAGCCCGGGGCTCGCCCCACCGGCTCCAGCCCGGGTAAGGCAAGTGTCACCGCGAGGCGACTGGTGCGAACCGGCCGCCCCGTGGTTCACTGGAAGTGAAGCCCCCCGACGGGGGGCCGCGACGAGGGAGGCTCACCGTGAGCACAAGCTGGACGGGACACACCGAGGTCGAGACCCGCACCGTCCGGGTCGGTCGGCGGCGCTGGGTCGTCGAGACGACCTGGCAGGGCCGGGGCGAGTCTCGCCACTGGGGAATAACGCAGACCCGGGTCCGCCGTGTTGGCTGGGAGCAGGGCCGCTGGACCTCGGTCTGGGGAACCGTGCAGCAGGTCCAGCACGGCTGGGTCGTCAGGTGACC